CATGCCACCACCCATCATTTGAGTTTTTGAAGCATCTCTAATTTGACCTTTTACTCTGTTAACAAATTTTTTGATTGCATGTCGTGTTCCAACTTTTTCAATGGTTTTAACTGCTCTATTTAATTTATTTACTGCAACACCTCTTTTACTTCTAGCTTCTCCAGCAGTTCCAGTGTCAGCACCACCGCCTTTGTTATATCTTTTCATCATGCCACCACCCATTCTTCTCTTAGGCATTTCTTTTTTCTTAGGCTCTTCTTTTTTCTTTTTCATTTTAGATTTTAAATATTGTTGTGCAGCGACTCCAGCAGCAGCTACAGGTAATATTATTTTACCCAATCTTGTTGCTTTTGCTGCTCTTAACGCTCTTCCTAATTTTTTTGTACCTTGTTTTACTTCTGCTTGACTAGCTACACTTCCTGGGGCTGTTTTAATTGCAGGAAAATTACCCATGCCTTTGCCTCGACCTAATCCTAGAGGAGCAGGTAAACCTTTTCCTTTTGCAAAATCTTTAAGACCCATTAATTTTTTTCGTCTTTTTACAAAATCATCAGTAAGCATACCTCTTTTTGCTTTCATGACTTTAGGGTCTTTTGATTTTTTTTCTTTTCTAAGTAATGCAAAATCCTCTGCATCGATTTTGTTATTTTTATTCTTGTCTAATTTTGATTGGCCACCGGATAAAAATTTATTTTGTTTACCTGGAGCTATAGGTTGTGGTGGAGTTGCTTTAGGCGGTTTTCCACCTCTAATCACTTCTTTTTTTCCATCTTCCCCAACAACAAAAGTTTTAGGGCCCATTCTTTTTTTTCTTCTATCTGGTGCATACA